ATATTCCACCGTCAATATCTAAATTTGTGATACTTGATCCTTGTAATGGTTCAACAAAATAAGTATCAGTAGATTCATCATATATTATAGTCGATCCATCTGTTCTATGTACTAAATTTACATCTAATAACTGATCGAGTGAACTTATATTATGATTTGATATAAAAGTTGGATTGTTTTGAAGTGTTGTAGTAATACTTGGTACATCTATTGTGATCACACTTTGTGATGTATCGGCTATAACTTTAATTATAGGTGTAGTTGATGCTAATTGAACATTAGCCATAATTAATTACTATTGGAAGAATATATATTATTAGAAGAAACGAATATTCCGGCAGTTACAGCAGGAGTAACAGTTACTATACCCTCTACAATTCTAGAAACATTATTAGAAGAATCTGTTAAACTTACGTCATAAACATATCGACCAGCATAGATACTAGCAGTAGTAGATGCATTCATTGCTAAAGTTATAGTTCCTGTATTAGCATTTACTGTTACATTAAATGGAGTTGAATTAGCAGATGTATACCATTTTTTTAAGGAAGAAATGCCAGTATAACCAGTTAAAGATAAAGTATCTGAATTCTGATCTTGTAAATTTAAAGTTGTTGAAAATGTTGCACCTTGATCTATTACTAAATTTGCTTTACTGGCCATTGTTAAATCTCTATTCTAGCAAATGAAACCACAGTATTTGATGAGATTGGAGTAAAATTTAATATTGCACTTCCTGTATTTGAAGATGCTGAAAATGTTCCTATAGCATTATTAGTAGTAATCTGAGCCCATTCGGTAATATATGCTGAATTTGTATTGTGAACTATCAGAGCTTTAGAAGCATAATGATTATTAGCATTATTATCTACTACGTTTATAGTATATTCAGCTGTATTATAGGTATTCATATAAAATGAATCAATGACTTGTATTGAAGTTCCTGTAGTTGTAATTTTATTAGTAGTTATCGGACTTACTATCTGGGCATATGATCCATTGGCATTCAAATAATAGGTTCCAGCATTTATCTGTGGAACTGTTGGATTTAGAATGATTATATTAGAAGATGTATTACCAACTACAATACTATTAGCACTTACTACACCAATAATATTAAGATTACCGACATTGTTTGAATTTAGAGTTAATGTTGCAGTGGCTACCGCATTAATTAAGAGATTAACAGTAGTGTATAATTTAGCAAAAGCATCTGTAGCTGTATTAATAGGTGAAATTGAAATAGTCATTTATTATCTCGCTAATAATTGTTTTAACATATTTTTAATTTCACTCATATCTGTTTCTAGTTTAGTTAAACGATTTTCCATCTTGTTTGTTTTATTAAAAAGTTCTTTCTGCTTTTTATATGCTAACAATTTATTATTATCAACATTTAAAATTGCTCCAGATTTTGGATCTTTAACTAAACCATCCACATTTGTCTTAATATAGTTATTTATCATAATAGTAGAGCAAGTGCCTGAACACTATGCATCAATGGAACATTTGATGAATCATTAGACTGAAGTATGATTTTAATCTGGAAACTTAAATAGGTATTATATACTGATCCATTAATATTCTGATATGTTAAACCTGGCTGAGTCATTATATATCCGGGAACATTTGTATTGTTACTTGTCCATGGAGTACCGACTGTCAAGTATGTATTGTTTGAAATTGAAGTAATATACTGCTCATCACCTCCAATGGAAATAATTTCACCGGTCTGTAGAGAAGTGAATATAGTATTTGAACCGATGATAGCATTATTGGTGGTCGATGTAGATACTAATGCTGTGTTACCCAGTGCACCATCCAAAATCATAGTCTGTGTATTAGCAGCAAGATATCCTACAGTAGGTGGAACTACAATATAATATGGTTGATTGGTATAATTTCCATTAAATGGAGCACTTAAAACCAATTGGGTATTATTTGCAATTGAAATAACTTGTCTAGAAGCTTCAGTGAAAGTACTATTTCCAGCCATTGAAATATAATATCCTGGCTGAAGATCTGTAGTAAATGTACTGGTAGTTCCAATAACATTAGCACTAGAATTAGCAACGGTAATTGTTCCATTAGCAATCAACATCTGATAACTTGAGTTTAATCCATAAACAAATTCGTTGAAAGTGGATGTACTTCCGGATGGGCTAAAGAAATTATTAGCAGTATTTAATAGCGGTGTCCAAGCCTTGGTTGAAATCTGATCTGGATCTGATCCATTTAAGAATTTCACCATTGCCTTAATATCAGTACCAGGTGGACGATATCCTGTAACAATTACATTAATATCTTCGGAGTCCTGACCCTGCGCCAATGTGATAATCTCTGAAATATATTTAGAGGCCATTGCACCATTATTGTAGTACTCATTATACATATGTGGAAAGTCTGTTACTGGACTGACAACATTCTGAATAACTAATTCTTGGTGTCTAATAGTATCAATTAATGGTGAAATATACATAGAATCTGTTGCTAAATTGGCAGACAAATAAAGTGAACTCTGTCCAGACAAGTAAGATACTTCATGTGTTCGGCTCGCAACAATTCTTTCTTTATCATGAAGTTCATTACTTGAACCAATATTGATTGGAGTATAAGTTGAATCTATTGAATAAGTGTTGCTTGTACCTTTGTAGGAAAAATTAAGTTGTGTTCCAGCTGGAGATATTGAAGCAATCTGTCCAACAATTGTATCGACAATCGGATTCAAAATACTTCCGGAATTAGCAGATGCAATCAATGTAACAGTATTTGGAGTAATAACTGAATTATTTGTAAATCTGTGAATTTGAATAAAGTTATTAGATGTAAAGTTTCCAGTAGAACTATCAATATAAAGTTCATTCTTAAAATTATCATAATAATTGATTATACCAGTAATAGAAACATTGGCAGTATTTGGTGTAGAATTAGCAGACTGAAATATATAATCGCCCGATAAAATACCAACTGATGAATTTTGATATGCTATATTATAGATATTGATAAAATCCATAGGAGTATTATTAAATACTCCAGTACCAATACTACTAGTAAAATTAGCAATATTCAATTTGAATTTTAAATATTCAGTTTGTAAAGCTGTCCATTCAGAAGTTGTAGCTCCGTAGAAAGCTGTTCCTCCGACTGTCGGTTGAGAATAAACTTGATTTCCAGTAATAAAATCAACATCACCAACATTAGCAGAAAATACCTGAATATCTGGATCATTATTATCAGGTTTAACTATAAATGCATAATATTGTCCATTATTCAAAAATACTGGAGATTCAAAAGTAAATTTTGTTGAAGTTGCAGATGATAAACTTATAGTAATCTGATTAGCATTTAAATGTGTAGTAGAAAATGGTAGAATAGAACTACCATTTGGATAACCATTATCAACATCACAAATGTAAACTGTTACGCCATTATTAGATGTTAATGATCCTTGGTTGAAATAAATTTCCAATGAAGTAGCAAATACTCCAGTTGAATTATCTGGCGTATTGATTGTAAATACCTGCGCAATTGGTTCAGAGGGGCCAGCAGCGCCAACACCACCCCCATGTTGGTAAGGAATAGGCTCAACAGGAGGAATCACTATTGTATTCGTAACTGTAGTAATTTGTGTATTAGTAACAGGAATTAAATTTATTATTGGATTGATTGTGGTGAGTGTCTGAGTGGCAGTTGTAACAGTCAAATCAGAAGCAGTAAATGATCCTGTTGCTAAAGTAGTAATTGAACTACTTCCGGTAGCCAAATTATTCACATCAGTAAATTCAACAGTATGATTACCAGTGATAAATGTGGCTGCAGGAATATTAAACCACGCAGCCACCTGACCATTAGCATCAGAATATATCGGCTGCCCCCAAGTACCATTTAGTTGAATACTTGTATAATCTGAAGTATCGATACTTCCAGTTGGAACAATACATGGAGCACAATAACTATCTACTAATACACTATCAAAAAATACATGCAGTAATTGATTTGGTCTCATATTATAAGCATATAATGCTATAATTCTTGATGCAATATATGGATTTAAAGTAACATCGGTTACATAATTACCTATTGTAACAGTACTAGACTGTGGTGTAACAGTAATTGCACTTCCCTGTTGAGTAGCGGTTGTTGTAGTGGTGGTTGTCGTAGTTGTTGTCAATTATTTAAACTCCTATATACCGAAAAAAACCAGGACTGGTCACACTAACTAATTACTGTATTAGATGTAGTTGATGTAGTAGTATTCCAATCACCCCAGATATAACCTAGAATACTGTTACTAGATCCAGACATGTTATTTATAACAGTATTGATAGATCCAGTATTATTAACATCTTTATGATTATCGTAACAGGGTATAACTATCAGCGTTCCATTCCAAGCAAATGCTACCAAGGCAGCACTTCGGTATTTTGTAGCATATGGTTGAACAACAAAAGGTGCTTCAACATATGGTAATGTGATACTTCTACCAGTCTTCTGTACATTGCTGGATAAACCACTATTAAACTTAATATTAATAACTTCTCTAACAATTTTCGGTCTAGCAATCTGATTTTTGGAATCTATTGCTATCGAAAATTCTGGATTTGATAAAGCAGAATATGAGAAATCATTAAATGGATCAGCAAATATTCCATTTTTAAATCTATTCAAACCATTAGAATCTGTAACTATCATATTTGTAGCAGATTGTTGTAAAAGATTTAATGAAACATAATATTCCAGATTTGTTATTCTCTGATCAAGAATACCAATATCTTTCATTGTATAACCACGATTAGTAACAAGATTCGGTGAAATACTAGTTGAAGTATCTCTAATCAAGTTCTTAGATGTTTTATTTATTATGAATAGAGCATCTAATTGATCCGAAGTTAGTGACGGATAAGGTGGAATATTTAATACTGATAATGCCATGGCATTATCGGGAAATAGTGGTTGGGTCGGTGAAAGTGATGAAACACCTTCTTTCAGTTTTAAAACATTATCTGGTGTAATATAAACTAAATCAGATCTTCCCAAATATTGAGTATAACTTGCCTGGAGCATTCCACCATAAGACGGAACATTCAATCCATCAGAACCTGAAGAAGGAATAATAAAAGCCGAAACTGTATTTGGATTTATAGTGGCTAAAGCAATTGCAGTTGTTACTTGAGATGAATTAGCAGTATTACAATAACCAGTATCAGATGCTGTAATAGCCATTACTGGTCTAAAGTCTACAACATCTCTAAGGTTATTCATATTTCCAGCAGAATCTACATATAATGGCATATGCCAAGTCTGGATTGCATTAACATTAGAAGTATTAATATCATCAATAGGATAAGATTCAACAGTAAATACTCCGGCACCAGATGCAGCATTCACAGAGAAATAGTCAAGCTGAACTAATAATTGTTGTCCTGGCGTAACAGAATATCCAGGTGCAGGATACAGATAACCCAATCCATAATATGTATCTTTTTGGCCAGTATCAAGTATGAATGACGAAGATAAATTAGCACCGCTGGTAGAATATGATCCATAGATGGAATCTACTTTATGAATATCAACATACCCCAAGCACCAAGGACCAGTGGGATTGAATGTAGTATCAATTTTAACGAATCTGTTTTTGTTGATTACTTTTTGAGCTGGTACTACCGATGTTCTAAGAGTGTCATAGATAACACTTACAGGAATTGCAGTATTGGCATTAGTTCCAAGTGAAACAGAAAATGCTGTAGAATTGACAACTGAAACATAACTTGGAGTATCTGCTAATTGTGCATTAATTGGTTGTATTTTACCTGCTGGATAAAATTTAGAATAACTTTGACCAGATAGTGTAGACGGAAATGGAGAATCAACATTCATAGCAGTCGAATTTATTATTCCTGCTACAGTTCTAATGTTAGAACCAACAATAATTTGAGTACTGTTAGAAAAACTGGTATTGAATGTAGTACTAGTCCCAGCAACATAAGTATTTGTGCTTGAAATACTTACTGTACCCACCAAGGTATTACTTTGCCCGTTTGCTAATAATATTACATTGAAATTTTCTGCAGCAATATTATTTAAAGTTCCTGCACCAAATGGTAACTGATCTAATCCACCAGTGGCCGATGTATTTAATACTATAGAAATAATACCATTAGAATATAACTGAGTTTGTTTTTCAGTTCTGAAATTATATTCAGTATAATTATTGTTACTGGTATCTCTTAAATTCTGAATTCCATTTACACCGAAATTGAAAAATTGATTGTCATTACTGGCATTACTAATACCATTATATACCAGATCACCAACTGCTTTATATGTACCATTATAAAATACAGAATTTATCTTATTGATATTATAGCCTGGATTGACTTGAATATTAAATACATGTAGATTATACTGAGCAGTATTTGCTCCAACAGAACCAGAATTATATGAGAAGCATCTCATATTAGCAGTACCGATTTTTGTTGCTACTACAGGTGTTCCATTTGCATTTGTGTATGAAATGGTGGTTACATTGGCAGTTGTACTTGGTGTAAGATTTAAGAATGTTCTATTACTTATCGAACCAAATACAGTATCATATAAGTCAACAGTTAAAGCCGAATCAAATCCGTTAAATGCTCCAGATACTTCATCAAGTACAAAATAATTACCATAGTTAAATGTAATTATTTGGCTGGATTTTGTAACAGTATCAACACCTCTTCTAACATCAACATATGCATTCTTAACAATATTCACTTTTTGGCCCTGAGCATAACCAGTTCCAGATCCAATTTTTGCCAAGGCATGATAGGTATTGGGACTAGCAACCAATCCGGAATTTTGTGATATTGTAGTAACAGCAAATGGGTTGACCACATAATTACCAGCTTCATCATAAATTCTGTCAGCAATAGCTGACGAAACTATAGAATACACATTGGATGTAGCATTAGCAACAGATACCAATGATCCATATGAGTATGTAGCAATTGGGTTGAAACCCTGAGTATTGAGCGCAGTATTAGCATCTAGCGATAATAGACCAAGATTGATTTGTAATCTGTCAGCCCCAGGAGCATTGACATTAGGATATCCTAGAGAATTATCATATAGAGTAGGATCTTGATCAGCAGTAATAATATTCTCATATGCCACGAAACCAACTACATTATTACCAGCATTAGTACTAAACGGATTTACTAATCCAAATAATGGTTGTTCTATTCTAACAAAAGTACCATTGATAAAAACAATACCTTCACCAACAGTAATACCATGTGCATTACCGGATGTAAAGGTATTTGCTAAAGTATTAGAATAAGCATTGGCTGTTAAAATTTTATTGTTAGACTGTATAACATTACCAGTGGGCGGAATTTGGTAGAATACTAATTGATCAGTATTAGAAAATGTCTGGATATTATTTGTCGATGCATTTGATCCAGTACCAGTATATTGTAGATAAATAATATTAGTGTTTGGATAATTTAATGCGAAACCATTAAAGCTTGCTAATACTCGGGCAGATAGATTGGTATTTGCCGAAACTACAATAGTATTGCTCAGTAATGATGTATTAATCGAGTTTCCGCCCAAATCATAATCTGATAATCTGGTAAATGATATATTAGATAAATCATTTATACCACAACCCGCAACTATATCACCATTCTGAAATGCCCAATTAGCAAAACTTTCAATCTGATTCTGCAGAATAGATTGTACTTGTGTTAATTCACGAGCCTGAACAGCCACAGTAGGTTTAAATATAATTCTGTAATAGTTATTATTAGCATTATAATCATCATTATATGGAGCTACATTTAAATTTGTTTGGATTGGCATCTAAGTAATTAGTCCTTAAATCTGAATTATAAGTTTAAAAGCTTCATTCTGAGTATTAGATCTAGTAACACTATTAACTGTTTGAACATATAATGGTGACAAATCCTTGGTGTAAATATTTCCGATACTATTTATACATATATTTGCAGTTATAGAATTATTAGATTGCGAAACAACTATCTCATTATTTGAAAATCCTGTATCACCTACTAAATATAATACTGATGTATTAGATAATGCTACTATACCAAGTGCTCCACTATTTGATCCTAGAACTTGATCCCCGATACTAAATATATTAGTTATAGTTGTGTTAGTAGTTAATACCTGATTGAATGCAGTATTTGGATAAAGATTTGATCCTTTAGTTGTATCCACATTCATGATATATGGATTCTTAATAATCCCAATTCCAGAATAAGTAATATTGGTCGGAATAGTATTCGCTTCAGAATTCGAGAATGTATTATAGATAGAATAACCCTGAATATCAAGTTCAACTGCCGGATTGTATCCATGACCGCCTTTCGGAGGACAAATAGGATATAATTGAGCTCCATTTCCATAATATGAATTCGATGTTAAATATATATTAGCTCTAGTAATATTTTTACCAGTGTTAATCATAACAACAGCATTTACTGAATTTGAAGATGTATTGATAGTACTATATGCTAATGGTTGAATTATTCCATCTGTATTAAACATTATAGCAGGTGAAATTTTATATGTTGATACCCCAGGAGTAATAGACGCAGCATTTATAGTATTATTAGTATAGACCCAATTACCAATAGAATTAACTATATAGTTTGTAATCAAATATAATTGGCTGGTAGTTGGAGCATATGAATTATAAATGTAAACTGCATTATTAGTATAAAAATTATTAGCTATAGAAGCATTAGCGGCAATTTGTAATACAGAAGTATTTACGAATTGAACTATTCCATCATGATATGAGTTATAATTATTCCCACCATTAGTTATAACAACTACATCTATTCCAGCATTATTGGAAGCTGCTGATGATATACCTGTATTTGGATAAACTGGAATATACAGTGGAGTTCCGAAATTACTGTAATCTGTTGCATTAATGGATGTGATATATTTCCAACCATACCCATCTGATTTATAAAAAGTACCAGTTTGAATTTGATCTGGTTGGTAAAGTGAAGGATTACCATTAGCATTATCTATACACTTAAATATCTGATATGGGCTTCCGCTGATTGATGGTGTTACCGCATAAAATTGGGAATTACTTAAATTTTGGGTATTATCATATCTAGTATAAACTGTATTAGCTGTCCATGGATAATAATTTATAATTGGTAGAATATTGTTGTTACTTATTTTTTTACCAAAGAGCATTTTCCAAACTGGATTAAATTCACAATGAAAATCATCAGAAGAAAGTATATCTGCAGTATTTGCTGGATTAGTAGCAAAGAGATAATACTGTGAAGTATTAGCAGCTATATTGTTGTATAACTCATCATATATAGCTTTATGATATGTAGATAATAAATTACCCATAATATTCCTTTATTAAAACAGTATAACTGTATTACTAGTATACAATACATTACTACTAGATGAATTTGTATCAGTTAAAACATATTCGCCAAACAATTCTGTACTAGTTGGATGGAAAGTATTATAAATTACATTCTTATATTGTTCTAGTGTTTGTGAAGTTTTTATCTGATAAGAATAGTCTTGATAGAAATAACTATCTTGGACATATTTATCGGAATTTAGAAAACCCCTGGTTGAATTAAAGTAACCTGGACTAATGCCGATTGCACCCTTGACAATTTTACCTTGAATTTGACTTGATAGATTATATTCAGTTGTAGATACTGTAAGAACTGCTCCTTTTCCTTTACCAGTTTTTACTGTTATAGTAGGAGCTTGTATAAAACCAGATCCAGCATATGTTAATATTGTCTGGGTTACAGATCCATTTGAATCGGTAATGACGTATCCATTAGCCAACGAATTTGTACCACCTCCAGAAAATATTAATGTATCTCCATTAGCATAATTCACACCTCCAGCTAAAATCGTTGGTATAGTTAATGCATTATAAAGATATGCGACAATATTTTCACCATCAATATAACCTTTACCAGAACTAATTATTGTTACTGAATTTACAACATTATTACCCTGAGTATCATATCCTGTGATAATACAATTGTTTCCATTTTGAGTTCCGTCAGAGCAAATCATTATAGGATCAGTGGGAAGATAGTTCGATGTTAAGATTATTGGAGCTATAGCATAATTAGTATTGTTTGCTGAATATGCTGGATTTCCATATAAAGTTAGAGAAGTATTTGAATTGACGGTTTTAACTATTTGTTTTTCTTGAGTAGATGAATTTGCCAATAAGACTATTTCATCATTGGAGGAGAACTGTGTTAGGAATAAAGTATTATTTCCAGTTATAGTTGGTGAAGTATTTGAATAATATACAGTACCAACTAAATTTTGGCTTTGTATAGTCGATCTAACATATATAAATGGTGGTTGTGTATAAGTATTTCCTCCATTCATCTTAGTTAATGTTGTAACAGTTCCAAATACTCCATTAGTAATACTTAATGTAGATCCTATGATAGATGACATATTGGCTGAGGAATTAGCAGGAAATCCATATGAATTTGCTCCAAGCAATGTATTAGCATAATTACATAATAGATCGGTATTATATGAAATAATTTCTTCATTTGTCAAAGCACCAATAGAAAATGAACCGTTTTTTCCAGTACTATCACCAATGCCATTATACACAAAAGTTTCAGCATTAGCTAAAAACCCAAAACCACCGTTAATAATATTAAAATTCAGTGAACCGAAACTACTAGTTAAACTGGCTATTTTAACTAATGCACCAGATCCAAAAGACATTTTCTTACCAGTTGTTGGATCAAATTGTACTATTTTTAATATATTACCAACTTTAAAATTCTGTCCACCATTAAAAATTGATACTTTAACAGCAGAACCAACAATAGATGGTGCTTGAATTATATTTGGATCGGAACCGAATATAGTGATTTTTTCACCTTCGTTGAAGCTTTTGCTTTGAGGTGAAATATTTGATAGATATAAACTATTAACAATTCCAGAATCAGTATTTTCTTTAATGAAACTTTCAACAATAGCATTGACACCGGAATCTATACCGATGATATTCTGGCCGACAAATGCTTCTAGATTTCCATTATCAGTAACTTCTATGTATTTTGGCTGTATCCAAATTCCATCAGAAGCTTTTAATATATCTTCACCTGGAAGATATATTTCGATATCTTCATTATATAATAATTTGAAAAGTAGTTTATAACCATTGATTGTACCCTTAGATCTATATACATCTAGGATATGTTTTACTAAATACTTTTTATTTACAACAGTATCTAGCGGAATTCCTTCCAGATACTTCTGTTGAAAGTGTGTAATAAATTGATCTAGAGTATTATCAATATCTCTATAATCTAGTAAATTTCTAGCTTCACCTATAGGATTACCATCTTGTTCCATCCATTCATAGTAAGCTTTAAAAAATAAAATTAAATTCGGACCTTCCGACTGATAAAAAGCCGGAAACTGTGATTCGATAAATGGTGAAATATATTTGTTTATTCCAAAATCCATATTAACTTACCATTGTTGTTGAAATTGTAATGTCATTAGGATCTATTAACAATATCTGATTATTAACAGCAGTAATATCATCATCCTGTAGTTTAGCATATAATGCAATATAGTTTGTATTAAAACCATTTACCAATAGGCTATTAATTTGTACTAAACCAGTAATATAATTGATGGTTCCGATATTAGTATTGATAATAGTCTTAATATTGTTGTTGATATTGATATTATAAACTATTATATTACCAAAATTGTCATCTCTCATACAGGCATTCGGATATATATTACCAGAATTATCTATATATGTAAATACACTGGACCAGAAACTTGGTTCGGTCATATTTTTTATTGGTGTGATTACATCCAATGTAGTATTCTGTACAGCAATACTGTTATTGTAATTTACAGTATATGAAGTAGAAGTATTAAATATCGGAGCAATTCGTTTAACTAATAACATACTAGTATCATTACTGATAATATTGGAATCAGAATTATCAATTGCTGCAACTAATTTGCTGTATCTAAGTTGTGAATTAAATATGCCTAGATTATCATTACCATAATTGATAATACTATTTAACACATTAGTTGTATTTACATTATTCATGTACGAATATTTAATGTTTGCACTTATTGTGCAATAGAAATAATCTGGATCTGTGATAATTACTCTGAATGGGATCATTCCAAGTGTTTTTAGATAATTTACTACTTGTGTTTTTAAATAATCAGGAGTAACTGTGGTTCCAGTCGGTCTTAGACATAATGCTATTCTGCCATATTGTTTCGGATTTAGAGTTTCGCCTCCATATACTGAAACATCAGCGATAGTACCACCAAACTGTTGTATTACCAATGAAGAATAATCATTAGTTGATATTCCTCTTTCCTGGGTAGCAAAATATCTGGGTGCATTATATTTAATAGAAGCAATACTTTCTTGATTACTTCCACCATATGATGGACTTGTATTGATAATACCGATAGAACCAACAGAACCAGTATTATATTGACTTAAGTCTTGAGAAATTGCAAAACTACTTATACCATCAGCAGCAGAGCCGGATGCTATTCTATATGAAATTGTAGCTAATGAATTATTAGGTGGAATATATCCCAAAACTCCGTCGCCTAATGCAATTTCATATTGTCCATTTTGAGCAGCTTGTATAAAATAAATTTTTGAAGTACTTGTTAAACCAAATAAGTTATTGACTCTGGTATAGACCGTTCCATTTTGTGATATACCGGAATTATTCTCAAAGATAGTTACAACAATGGAATTTACATCAATATTTTGGTTAGATAAAGTATAGATTAATTGGTCTTGACTAGTATCTATAATAAATGTATCTAGAGTATTTAGACCTTCATATATTATTAAATTATCTACAACAAAAGTTGAATTAGATGAAGTATATGAACTTGGTCCTGAAGTAGAATATGTAAAAGTACCATTTGAATTAGTACCAATAAAATTAATATTCGGAGGAATATAAAGTATTCCGTTACTACCGGCAACTGTTGCCGTAAACGATAAATTAGCAGATGATGAAGATGAAGATCTGGGAAGATAATTTAGTTCTTTAACATGTGAAACTACTGAATTTAAATTCTGTGCAGAATCTAAGAACATTTCAGACATTACCATATTCAGATAAAAGCTATTTAGGTATGAATTATATGCTAAAATATCAAGTTCTACATTCAATGAAGATGAATTGAAATTATAATCTTTAAATATAGTATTTGCTACTAGATATGCCTGAAACGAAGATTTCAGTGTATTGAAGTCTAGTGATGTTAATGATAATGTAGTATTTGCCATTTTATCTTACTCTTGATATAGGAAATGAAAATGAATAACTTTGTGGAATATTGACAATAGATATTACCACACTAATAACAAAACCATTACCATCATTTGTAGGGGTGATTGATACTAACAGATTGTTGATTCTGGGTTCAAACATTTTAACTGCTAAATTGATTTTCTTAATTATATCTTCATTAAGAAATGGTGTATATTGTTCAAATAAACATCCAGTAATACCAGATCCAAAAAATGGATCGAATAATCTTTCACCAGGATTGGTCAGCAATAAATTTTTGATAGCTTGGATTATAGAATCTTGGTTTTTCAGAACTACTAGATCACCTGATACTGGATGTTGAGTAAAATTGTTAGTAACATCTGAATAAATTACAGACATCTTAGACAGTTGCGTAATAGTATCAGCTCTGGTAGTCATTATTAATCCTTGACTGTAATTAATGAATCACCAGATGAAGATATTGGATCACAATGAGGTGGACCTATTATTGGACACAAATCATCCGGATTTGCATTATCAGCAACTATAATTATATACTTACCACTTATTCTAATGTAGTTTTGTGAATTGATTAATCCTCCATCACCGTGAGTATTTATATCACCAACCACAGCCCACAATTGTCCATCTACGTTGACAAAATCCTGCCCTACAACAATAGTTGTTGCTAAGCAAACTCTAGAATCCGAATTTCTATGACAAATATTACTCATATCAACTCTTATTAAAATCTACTGCTGGTGCAGTAATAGTAATTCCACTTCCAGTAATAACGATAGAAGAACTTCCAACAATCAGTTGTATAGAAGTTGTTGCAGTTAAAATGATATTTTGACTAGAAGTCATTGATATATTAGCTCCAGCAGAATGCCCTTCATTGCCAGTAACAAATACTGAATATTCATTTGTGGCATTTTGGTGTATTGAACCCAACGAAGTGATAGTGTAATCTTTATCTACTTTATTATGTATTCCACCTTCTTTAACTATGAAAGATTGGTCACCTTTCATAGCATGATGACCGTCACCACCAGCCGATAAAGACATGTGATTTTCAGCAGATGCTGTTATTGTCGAACCATTGTGGGCTCGATAAGCCCCAGCACCAGTCGATGAAAATTTACCCTGAGTTATATTTTCTCTATATCCACCACCAATACCTGTATCTGAATGATTAGTTACTGTCTGGGTATGTGAATCTGATGCCTGTTTATGACCACCATATATTGCTTTAGCATAATGACCATTCTTATCGAACATATCAAAGGAAAAATTATTATCACTTGTTATTTTACCAGTTATGGATCCAATATTATCCGGATCCATTGAATTCATATGATAATCACCGTTTGATAATGTATCAGTAATAGCTAAATATTGGTCAGGTGGTGGAATATGATCTGGTATTCTATCATTCGATACATTAGGTATTGACATTAGTTAGATCCTTGATTAGTAACAGATACTGTTCCAACACCTGGAATACTTATCGATAGATTTGTTCCAGCAGTCATAGTAGATACTTGAGTAGCCAATGAATTTGCGATATCTTGAGCATGTTCTGCTGGAGTATTTGTAAATATTGAAGAAATATCATGTGCCATTTGTCCTAAGGCAAGTACTTTGGTGGCCTGTTGCATTACATTATTCATTATTTGCGGATTTAATGTAGTTTTAGGAACATGAACCGCTAATGTATTAGTAATATTTGCAGCAATATCTGGTAGTAGAATATTCACTCTACTTAACAATCCGCTCAGTGGTGCTCCTAGAACTGTACTTAAACCACTATCCACAATAGAACTAGATAAAGTATTCAAGATATTAAGTAATTGACTTGGACCACTAGTAATTAATGATAATGCAGTGGGAGTAATCAAGCTGGAAGCAATATTAACACCTTCTAGACCAGTTAATGATGGAATATTGGAAAGTGTACCCTGAATATTTGCTGTTGATGGACTTATCGTCATACTAATATTTTGACCATTGATATTTAATGTTTGTAGTAATGACTGATTAGTAGCCAAATTTACTATCTGAGATGCTAATGAATCTACACTTAATCCCAATAAAGATCCACCAATATTTGCTGCTGTATTTACTAATGAATTGACATTGCTTGCTGAATTTATAATATTGGCCAACGATTGTGCAGCATTTACTGAATTTGCTGATAATATACCAACTGAAGTAGAAGAAATCATGGAATTAAGTGCAGTATTCAAATTACTTATCATCGAAGAACTTAGAGATGAACTTATAGTTGGTAATATAGTATTTAGCTGATTTAAAGCATTTTCTAATCCCACATTTGAGGATAACTGTTGTAAAGCTCCTCCAAGTGCGCCTGAAATCATGGAATTTAATCCACCAGATGATGAAACCGAATTAATAGTTTTTAATGCTAGCATTGCATCAAGAGATTTTTTAACTATTCCAACAATATTTTGCGGATCAATGTTTTTTATTGCTGCTAGAACTTCTTGATTTATTGCTGCAGCCAATGTAGGGTTAGTTGGTATTAAATTCTGCGGTGCTAATTGAGCAGTAGCATTTTTATATTTTGATACTGCCGAACTTTTATTATCGGTAGGAACTGTTCCTTTATTACCGAAACCAGAATTCAATCCGACAGTTGAATAATCATATGGTTTAACCAATAGAGAATTTTTATCTGGTAAAGTTAAACCATTGCCCGGATTTACAGAAGAACCATATAGTATTGGTTCTGATCTTTTAGTAGTATCTATACTGCCAGTTGGTTCAACTGTTTCTAGTGCCATTATTGTGTTCTACCTGCTCTATGAAAACTACCAATTATAAATGGTATTTGTTTAGTATCTGGATCTAGCCAAAATCCAACAACATGTGTTCCAGGTAAATAATTATTAGTAGTTCCAACACCATTCAATGATGCTTTATTGTTGTGAATTGAATGAGCCCAGATTAAACTGGAATCGGGAACTGGTTGTGTTCCAGCATTATTGTGGCCATGAATCATAAGTTTAACTTTATGTGCATTATCTGGATCTTTTACATCCAATACTTCTGCTGTAAAAAAGGGAGTAAAACCACTTCCACTTTGTTCTGTCATATTATCCTCCTGATTGGGCTCCCTTAAGTGCCTCAATATTACATAGATATCTAGGTTTAACTGTAGGTTCTTGAATTTCATGGGTTAATTTTGAAATTAACCATCTTCCATACATCTGTTGTTCTAGACCAGGATTAACATCAACAGATATCTTTGGTACATCACAAAATATAGTTTTACCTGCCATTAGAACTGGATCACCAAGAACTGTGGTAAGTAATGTCTGTTCTTGCATTTGTGCCAAATTAACCATTTTATTTTGCATTGTTTCTGGTACAGAACTTTTTGGTACTTGTTGGCCGGTCATATTTGGATTAATATATCGAAATACAGGTCTGTTTCCATTAGCAAATAATGATAAAAATGTAGACATTACTGTTGGTATAATTGATCCCATTTCAGTAATACCTTGTGGGTTTTTAAAGTCTTGTTGTTTAAACTCATGAGTATGAGTATTAAAGGTCATAACTCGTTGATTAATAACACCAGCTTTAATTCGATTCATAGCATCAATATTTTGTAGTATCTGCCATGCTAAAATATTATTGTCTACATTAGAAAACATATTATGTGGAACAGTATTTGTCTGTACAAAGTTTTTAACATCACCATTATTAAGCATATCTTCTATAGTATGAAAATTAAATCCAGATCCATTTTGATAAAACATAAAATTAGATGATTTATTCGCAGTTGAAATAGCTTCTTTTCTGAGCATTTCTATGGCTTCAAATAATGGTTGATTTGATATCACTAAATTTCTGATACCCTGAGTCTGTTCTAGTTTGGATAGATTTAAACTTGAACCTAGTTGACCAAATATTTCTTGCACCATACTTGAAATATTTGTGTTAAACGCTTTTTGAATAGTATTTGTCTGACCAGTTAATGTTTCTCTGGAAATACAAATAAGTTTATAAGTTTTAACCTTTAAAGCACCATATATTTCAGTATCTTTGATATTATTTAAATGGAAACTATAATTTCCAGTTGCTCCATTCGGTTTGGTGAAATTGAATGTAACTAATTCATCACCGGCCAATTGATAATTGCCAACATCATCTTTATAATCAAGAATTTTGATTTCTGCCATCACACCTGGTGTAAATATAGTTTCCATTATAGAAGCAGATAGGAAATTCTCGGATAAATTCCAAGTTCCAGTTCTAGGAGAATTAATAGATAAATTGTTGATAATTACATCACCAGGATTATATCCCAATATTATACTCCACTTTTACTAGCAGCCAATAAAGTATTAACACCCTTTACAAAAGTATTTAAATACTGCGGTAGTAGAATGTTAATAATCTTATTGCCTTCATTAATCTCATTCTCATAATCATAGTAATAAACAGGTGCCCAATAAACATAAGTATCTATTGGAATGTTGTTTGATATGAAGTTAGTAGAAATAATATTTACATTAGAACCAGATTCTACTCCATAGCAATAGGATGAGTTAGTATTAATGCTATATGTATTATCAGTTGGAATAAATGAATTAGCAGAAGTAATATGCTGAATAATAATATTATTTTGGTAAGTACTTATTACTTGCCCTTGACCTACAGCATTATAACTATTATTTGAATTAGTATAACTTACTTGTATCTGTACCAATTCATCTGCAATGAATTGACTATTACTTGTTGTATTAATATTAATTACAAAGTTAGTGGATATTTTCCAATCAACTTGTTTTCTAGAATATGAAAATGGATTAAAATTATAATCTATATTTGGATACCAATAAGTTTTTTGATTAGAAGTTAAAGCATTATATCCGGCAGGAGAAATATCAGATTGTCCTGTCCAATCATTAATAAAGTATTTGACTTTTTGCTGAGCCAATGGAACTGAACCATACTTACAATCCACGAATGAACTAAATTGATCATCAGTTAGATACCAATCATAATATGGATCGATGATATTATTAGTCAGATATAAAACCCATGAAGCATAAGGATCACCATATGCATTATAAGCTAAATTATCTGATCTAATATTATAATTGAGTTCAGTCGGATAATAGATAAATGTATTTAATACTGAAGTATTACCTAGTACAACTCTTTCAGTTATATCTATAGCTGATGTATTAGAATATTGAACTGTATTAAAATTACTAAAATATGTAGTAGGCATTCAAAATCCAATTACTGTGGCGGAGGTGAATTATTTGGAAGATTTGTAAGTGAATTGACAGAGTTAGTATTTACACCATTTAAATAATCTCCAATACTAGTTATAGTACCATAATTAAGACCATTGAAATCTGTTTGTAACCAAAATTCAATTTCTTGTAATGTCATTCTAATTTCAACTATTGCTGGAGCTTGAGTTGAACCAAAAAATGCTGGAGTATTTCCAGGAGTAAAGTTAGCTGCAAATGATTTTATTACTGTTGGTTTAAAAATATATGTGAATTTATTGGGATCATTATTAGAAATTGTAATCTGTACTATATTTGGATATGTTAATAAACCTCCACCAGCAGTACTTCCAGGCAATTGATTCATTCTAAATGTATTGATTATAGAATTCATAATCAATGTTTCTTGAGATGTTGTTGGAGCCAATTGCCAATTGAAGGTATGCTCTTTGTATAAAGGGTTTTTAAATAAAACTGTCATAAATGGATTAACGGCTAAACCTCGGGGTTGTAAAACATCATTATAAGCTGACGCATCTTTAGCAAGAGCCTGACCGAGTTTTGTATTACCTACTACTTGACCTGCTACTGTTCCTGCAACCGCCGCGCCAGATATTGCAAGCGGATTTCTATTTTCAGCTCCCATTTGATTCATGGCCCAACCAGTTGTTAATCCGAGTGCATGTGTAGCATCATATAAAACATCTTGCTGATCTAGCATATTATTTGGTAGGGGTAATCTAACTGTACCTTGGTCCTGTAGTATTGGGTTACCAGTAAATGTCTGTGGCTGATAATTATAGAATGAAAATGACATCCAATAATTAAAATTTCCACTTATTCCCAAATCAGACGGGAAATTTAGTGAACCTGCTACAGTACTTGCTGTAGCAACTAAATTAGTTATACTCGATGATGATATCGGCGCTGCAGTAGTATTGGCCATTAATTTCCTTATAAATATATTATTATGAACTATTTATAAGGAAATTAATGATCAGTTTCATTCAGGGTATATTTAAAGTCAAGAACAAAGATAAGTATATTGGTAACACTACAGAAATAGTTTATAGAAGTTCATGGGAACTTAAATATATGATGAATCTAGATCATGATAAAGATGTTTTGAAATGGTCTTCTGAATCTATAATTATTCCATATGTTTCACCAATTGATAATAGAATACACAGATATTTTCCAGATTTCTATGTTGAAAAGTTAAATATTTCTGGAATTATAGAAAAGCTATTAATTGAAATTAAACCTCTAAAGGAAATATCACCTCCTAAGAAACCTAAGAGAATGACTAAAAGATTTATCAATGAATCTATGACTTTTGATAAAAATATTGCTAAATGGAAAGCAGCTAAAGATTTCTGTGATTTGAATGGTTTCAAATTTATTATTTTAACAGAACAACAGTTATTCGGTAAAAAATAATGACAGTCTTAAAAAGTATACTCAATCAAGGTGCTAAAGCTGGATTTAATTCAAAGGATTTTACTTCTAGAGAATCTATTGAATGGTTTAGAAATAAAGCATTATCTCTATCATCACCGACTGGTGCTAAAGTAATTAGAGAAAACCCGGTTCCATTCAGAAAAATAGATCTATTATCTGTAAATTCTATTGGTAAAATGTATCTGTTTCGTTATGATCCTAAATTGAAAAATGTTCTACCATATTATGATACATATCCATTAATATTTCCCATTGAATTTTATTCTGATGGATTCTTAGGTATCAATCTTCATTATCTTCCTCCATTACTTAGAGGAAAGTTGATGGACTCTTTACTGTCTGATAAAGTAAACAACAACAAATATAATAGTACTACTAAACTTAAAATATCTTATGCTATTTTAAAGTCTGCTTCTGAACATGCTTATTTTAAACCGTGCGTAAAGAGATATTTATTTTCTCATAGAGCATCTCTGTTCTTATACATTGCCCCAGAAGAATGGAATATTGCTATGATGTTGCCACTACAGAAATTTGCCAAGGAATCGGCAGAAAAGGTTTGGGCAGATTCAGCAAACAAACTGGGAATTAGATAATGTCTTTCAATGTACAAACTTTTCAAAGTAATATAGATAATAGGGGTTTAGTCCAATCTAACAAATATGATATAACAATCTCCCTAGATAATACAGAGTTATCGTCTGCATTATTGAAGATGCCTACTAATGGTGGCAGCATATACATGTCTGATATGTGTAAAGATTTATCATATCGATGTATTGCAGCAGAAATACCAACAGTTGAAATACGAGCAGCTTCTATTAATAGATACGGTCTCGGTGTAGTTGAACAAATACCATTTACAACCACACCACAACAATTATCAATAACATTTCTATGTGATAGAATTGGAGGGGTTTATAATTTCTGGACTTCATGGTTAAATTATATTTTATCGATGAATGGGCTGAGTACTACTAATCAAACTAAGACTAATCAACTTACAACTAACGGCCAGTTTTATACACTAGAATATAAGACTAATTATTCTGCAACTATTGCAATAGCAGTTTATGATAATGGAGGAAATATTACTAATACTCATAAGTATTATGGTGCATTTCCAATTATTGCTAGAAGTAGTCCAATTGGATGGGGTACTAATAATGATTTACTAAAATTAAATGTATCGATATCCTTTAGAGAATATCAGATCGATCAATCTACAATTTCCTAAGCGGAGTTTAAACTATGCTACCTAAAATTGAATACCCATTGATTACTTTGACTATGTATGATAAAACTAAATTCATGTTTCGCCCAATTCTCGTTAGGGAAGAAAAACTTCTTCTGATGGCTAAAGAATCAAGTAATGATACTGATATATTAAATACTATTAAACAAGTCGTCAATAATTGTGCTGTTGATCCGAAATTTAATATTGATACAATTCCAATTTTTCTATTGGAATATATTTTCTTAAAACTGCGTGGATTCTCTATCGGCGATGTTATTGAAGTTTCTTATCGCGATAATGATGATAATAAAGTTTATGATTTTACGATCAATATGGCTGAAATTAAAATTAAAGCACCAACAGTTCTATATGACAAAGTAGTTAAATTAAATGATAAAGCCGGACTAGTTCTAAGATGGCCAGAAGCTAAATTATATGATGATACAGCATTCCTAC